TGGACGAATGGAAAGCCCTCTATGACTCTAAGTCTGGTGAACGTGGTATTTTCAATCGTCAATCTGCCAATATGATGGCAGAAAAATCTGGTCGAAGAGAGGTGGGTGACCATGAGTTTGGCACCAACCCTTGTTCTGAGATCATTCTTCGCTCGCGTGAGTTCTGTAATCTTTCTGAGGTTGTAGTACGTGCGATCGACACCCGCGAGTCGTTGCTTGAAAAAGTGCGACTCGCAACTATTCTAGGTACGTTCCAGTCTTCGTTGGTTAACTTCAAGTACATCTCAAAAGGATGGAAGAAGAATTGTGAAGAGGAGCGGTTGCTCGGTGTATCTATGACTGGTATCATGGACAACAAATTCACCAACGGTAAGATCGGTGACCTACCCTCACTGCTAGAAGAACTGAAGGCAGAAGCAGTCAAGGTCAATGCTGAAATGGCAAAGAAACTCGGTATTAACCAGTCAGTTGCTATCACCTGTGTGAAACCCTCTGGTACCGTCTCACAACTCGTTGACGCTGCTTCTGGGATTCACGCAAGACACAATCCTTATTATATTCGCACAGTGCGTGGTGACAAGAAAGATCCACTGACCAACTTCATGATTGACAAGGGCTTCCCTGTTGAAGATGATGCGATGAACCCTGCAAACACCGTTGTGTTTTCATTCCCCGTGAAGGTAGACAAGGGTGCTGTATTCCGTACTGACATGACAGCTATCGAACAGTTAGAGATGTGGTTGGTTTATCAGAAACACTGGTGCGAGCACAAACCATCTGTTACCATTTCTGTTAAGGAACACGAGTGGATGGAAGTGGGTGCCTGGACATACGCTAACTTTGACTACATGAGCGGTGTATCATTCTTACCCTTCTCTGAACACACATATAAGCAAGCACCCTATCAAGACACTGATGAAGCAGGATACAAAGAGTTGTTGAAGGTTATGCCAAAGGATATTGATTGGTCAGAACTATCTCAATATGAAGTGAGTGATATGACAGTAGGTAGTCAAGAACTTGCTTGTGCTGCAGGTTTTTGTGAGATTCAGTAATGGAGGAGTTTCTCTACGTCTTAAATTGTCTCTCATGTGATGTTAGGGTACAATTAAAAGTTATTGACGAAGAAGAATTACCAGCTTTCTGCCCTATGTGTGGTGAAGATGTAAATGAGGAATGGTCTGTAACAAACTGATATATAATACCATGAATACTTGGTATTACAACGGCAAACCATATGAACCCACCAAAGAGGAACTAAACTCTTTGGTGGGTTTTGTGTATGAAATAGAAGAAAAAACCACTGGTAAAAAGTATATCGGCAAAAAAGGGTTTTGGAAGTCTAAAATATTACCTGTAACAAAAACCCGTAAAAGACGTAAAAAAACATTTGTTGAAAGTGATTGGCGTACATATTATGGTTCTAGTGAATCATTAAAAGAAATGGTTATTGAACAGGGTGAACATATATATAATAGAGTGATTTTAAAATTATGCATTAGTAAAGGGGCAATGTCTTACTACGAAGCAAAGCTTCAATTTGAAAATGACGTGCTACTAAGAGACGATTATTATAACGAATTTATAGGGTGTAAGATACACAGTAAACATGTTAAAATTTAATCAGTTTATCAACGAAGGGGTCAACGATCCCGCCATCTTCAAAGCAATATTCCTCGCTGGGGGCCCCGGCAGCGGTAAATCGTTCATCGCTGGTAAAACTGGGTTACCCGCTCTTGGGTATCGTGTAGTTAACTCTGACGATGCGTTCGAAGCAGCAATGAAAAAAGCAGGGATCGCACTCGACCCCGAGGGCATATTCTCTGACAAAGGTCAAGAACTACGTGGTCGCGCAAAGACCCTCACTGGTAAGAAACAAGAACTTTATCTCAAAGGTCGTCTAGGCATTGTCGTTGATGGTACAGGTCGTGATCATCAGAAAGTTGCACAACAAGCAAAGATGATGAAGAACATGGGTTACGATGTCGCAATGATCTTTGTGAACACCGACAAAGAAACCGCACTGCAACGCAATCGTGAACGTGAACGATCACTACCTGACGCAGAGGTTGCTAAGATGTGGGACACTATCCAACAGAACGTTGGCTTGTTACAGAACATTTTTGGTAAAAAGAATTTTCTTGTAGTTGATAACTCTGATGGCAAAGACTACAAGAAAGAAACCCTACGTGCATACAAAGACGCGGTGAAGTTCACTAAAAAACCACCAGAGTCTAGAACTGCACGTAATTGGATTAAACAACAACAAAAGAAGTAACACTTGACATTTTGTCAAGTTTTGTGTATAATGAGCTATAAGCGATTAAGGAGATAATGAAGTGGTTGAAACAGTTAGAAAAAGAGATGTATGGGAAGTATTCCAAGCAGTAGAAGATGCAAAGGGAAGGCAAAATAAAATTAATACACTCAGAAAACATCAAGATGATATGCACGTGAGAGATGTTCTACAAGGAACATTTGACCCTAATATCAAGTGGAACTTACCATCTGGTACACCACCATATACTCCAGCATCAGATGGAGCACCCCCTCCAAACTCTCTTATGAAATTACATATGAATTTTAAATATTTTATAAAAGGCCTAAGAGTCAGCGAAGAACTTTCTTCTATTCGCAGGGAAAGGATGTTCATAGATATGTTAGAATCTATACACCCCAAAGATGCTCAAATTTTAGTATCTATGGTTAATAAAAAGAAACCTGAATTTGAAGGATTAACAGAAAAATTAATTAAGGAGGCCCTACCAGATCTAATCCCAAATTGATCATGTAAATCCAAATCGATAACAAGGAGACTTGCCTATGGTAACAAACCAAATAGAAAGATTGAAAAAAGACTCTAGGGAACTTGGACACTACATACACAAGTTGAATAAAAAAGGGAAAGAAGACGCCGCATATAAGATGTCTAAAAAACAAGCATTTTTAGATGCAGCAATTCAACAAGTCACAAGGGGGTGATCCTAATCTAACGGGTGCCCTTAATTGGGCACCTATTTTAGGAAATATTATGCCGACATATGATTTAAGAAATACTAAAACCGGAGAAGAGATATCAAAACTCTGTTCTATTTCGGAAAAAGAATCCATGGTTGCAAGTGGAGAATGGGAACAGTTTCATTCACGTATGCCCGCTGATGTAACACATACCGGAAATATCATTAACAAAACTTCCGGAGATTGGAAAGATTTATTGAAAAATATTAAAAAAGGAGCTGGTGGTAATTCTGAACTAACCGCAGCACAAAAAAGAAAACATGGTTTCGTAGATAACACCATAAAAACATGAAAAAGTTTTGGAAAATATGGCAGTATTCTTTGGGTGGTTATTCAGATGACAAGACAGAACCTTACGATAAATATATCACAATTGTTCGAACAATAATTGTTAGTGTAAATTTTATAACATGTTTTTTTATAATGTCAAACGTGGTGCATAACTGGTGAAACCTAACAAACAAGAAAATATGAACATTCGTCTAGATTGGATGGATACCATAGAACCAATAACTCCTCACCAAGAAGATGCTTGGAAAGCATGGCGTGAAGGAGATCATCTTGCATTAACAGGTACAGCAGGGACAGGCAAAACTTTTCTTGCAATGTATCTAGCTTTAGAAGAGGTGATGGACAAGAACACACCTTTCGATACCCTGCATATCATTCGAAGTGTTGTGCCTACCCGAGAGATGGGTTATTTGCCTGGTACCATTGAAGAGAAACTCAACGCATACACAGGACCATATCGTGCTGTTGCTACGGAGTTATTCAACGACCCAAAAGCATATGACAAATTGGTACATAACAATTATATCACGTTTGAATCAACCTCATATATAAGAGGCGTGACATATGATAGCAGTATCATTCTGGTAGATGAGATGCAGAACCTAAACTTTCACGAGTTGGATTCTGTTATCACACGGGTGGGTCAAGCAACCAAGATTGTATTCTGTGGTGACTATTACCAAAGCGATTTCAAACAAGAGAAAGATAAGAGTGGGGTTAATCAGTTTCTAAATATTCTAGATAATATGAAGAGTTTTACTCACGTTGAGTTCGGATGGGAAGACATTGTTCGATCTGATTTTGTACGTGATTATATTATGACCAAAGAATGGTTGGGTATAAAATAACATACATAAATTAAACAATAAGGAGTTTAACAAATGGATTTAATAATTGAATTAATAACAACCTTTTGGCAGTGGGTAATTGTTGGTATCATTATCATTGCTGGTTGGATCTGCACAAAATTTGACGGACAAGGCGAAGAGCGTGTTGGGTTCAAGCATGATGTCATGCCCAGTATGAAACCGTTGCCCATTGCTACGAAAGACAAAGGATTCTGGAAAGGAGTCTGGCTTTGGTTAATGGGTGTGCGTCAGTGGGAGATTGCAGAAGACTGGCACTTCGAAGTCAATGGTCAAAAGTATGTCATCCCTGCTGGATTTCAATTTGACGGTGCTTCTGTACCAAAATTTCTCGCCACATTTTTATCGCCCGTAGGCGTTCTGCTGATGGGAGGTTTAGTTCACGACTACATATACAAATATGCTACATTATTGAAGGACACCAAGAAACGTCCTAACTGCGGTGCGATGACACAGAAAGAAGCAGACATTCTGTTTCGTGACATCTGTATTGAAGTTAATGGGTTTAAGGTGCTGAACTATCTTGCATACTGGTCACTCCGTCTTGCTGGTTTCGTAGCATGGAATGGTCATAAAAAGCGCGGAACTCAAATTGGGTAGGAAATCGCCAACAATACATGACTATCTCGAAATGAGAATGCAAAATCTCAAAGACGAGGCAGCAAAATGTCACGATCAATATGACCGGATGTGGTATCATAAGATAGTGGCAGAATTGTATTGGGTCGATATGCAAATCAGGGGCAGGGAAGAAGGAGATTCTAACTGCCCTTTACCTAACACGAATTTAAAGACGGAGATACACTGATGGAATTAGCAAAAATGTATGTTAAAAAACTTATGCAAGAACGGACTTCTTTTGACGGTTTGACATTAATCGCAATTTGTGGTAGTATTATCTTGTTTGGTGGGATTGCAAAGTTAGCCGCATATGTAGGTCTTGCCTACGGATTGTGGACGCTTTTGAAAACTGAGAAGTGATATTAAGGAAATAAAAATGAACAGAGAAGAAGTGTTTGAAACACTAAAAATTGACGAAGGTGTGAAGTATGAAATATATGCAGACCATCTCGGTTACCACACCTTTGGCGTGGGCCACCTTGTCATCAACGAAGATCCCGAATGGGGTCAAGAATTCGGAACACCAATCTCCGAAGAACGAGTATGGGAATGTTTCGAAAAAGACCTTGACACCTCAATCAGTGAGTGTCACGCTTTATACGGCGAAGGGACGTTTGACAACTTTCCCGAAGAGGTCCAACAGATCGTGGTCAACATGATGTTCAACATGGGTAGAACACGTTTGTCTAAGTTTAAGAAATTCAACGCTGCACTTGAAGCAGGCGACTGGAAAGAGGCCGCAGTTGAAGGTCGTGACTCACGTTGGCACAAACAAGTACCAAATCGTGCTGAACGTTTAATGGTTAGACTAGAAGAAATTTAAAATGGTTATCCCAAAAAAAATTAGTAACAGTTACGATGTTGCTGGATTTAATAACAAGAAACATCTTACTTCACTAGGTAATTTTGTTTCTAAGATAGGTGAAAATTCTAGAGTTCTTGAGATTGGTGTTGGGTTTGGAGGATCAACATGGGAACTAATGGATAGTTTACCTAAAAATTGTGAGTTACATTCTTGTGATACTTTTGCTATGAATCATCCGCAATTGGTAAATAGACATGTTAATGGTGTGTTAGAAAAACATTCGAACAACACAGCCATCGTTTATCAGATGGAAGTTTACCGAACAAAAGGTCAACGTTCATGTTTCGATTGGGCTGTTAAACAGCATCCTCGTTACCGATCACTGATGAAACAAGTACATCAATGTAAATCCCTTGATGTTTTGAATGATGATTCAAATTGGGATTGTGTATATTTAGACGGACACCACGCATATGAAACCGTATCACAAGAGTTAAAATTGTGTAATCATGTTCCATATATGTGTGGTGACGATTATCATCCCGCACATCCAGGCTGTCAACAAGCGATATCAGAATGGATTGAAAAGACTGGTAGGCATTTCGAACATGATCCATTCGATACTGGGTCAGGTTTTTGGTATTCTCTTTTAAGGAATAAGTGATGGCACAAAATATAAATACTACTAAAGTACAACATAACCCTAAAGGTACTTCTATTGGTAGAGGGCATTTCAACACGTCTTCTATGAATAAAAGGAAAAAAGCAAACTATAAAAAATATAGAGGACAAGGTAAATAATATTATGGCTAAGTATAGTCGTTTTGATCCAAGCAACAAAAAAAAGAGTCGTGACAAAAATTTCAATGTTGAAAAACAAAAAAATTCTAGAATAAAAAAACACGATAAAAATGTTGATGAAGATTGGGAAGAATATGATGAAAAGTTTAACCTACAGAATGTTATGAAAAACATTAAGTGAGATGAACTGGGAATTATATTATGACCCTTGGAAAAATCATCCCTTTTATTTGACCAAAGAAAATTCTGTTGATTGGAAAGGAACGCCAGGCGTAGGCGATATACTATTTGGACTGAATACAGTCCACATGTTAAGGCACCTTGCTCAACGAGATTATTTACAAATTAACGTGTATTGGGATCACAGTTCATCCCACCTACATCATTATGAAGATCCTGAAACTATAATAGAAAGGTGTGATTATCTTCACGGTTTTTATTATAAAAGTAATACAGTAAAAATAAATCACCTGTTCAATTCCTACGATAACGAATTGTGGGAAATTAGACACCGTGGGTTTCAAAGAAAATCTGGTCCAACCAAAGTTCTTGATGGCATATGTAATTGGATCTATGATCCTAAGTTTTGGCCTGATTTGGTAAATGAAAAAAAAGTTGTGTTTTGGAGGCCTATGTTTAATGCTGAACTTCCCCCAAAATGGAAAAGATCTTTTTCTGAAAACGATTGGGATCGTATTATTAAGGTTCTCCAAAATAAGGGTTTCGATCTCGTAGAACTATCTTATCGCACGCCAGTAAGAGAAGCCTTCTACCACATCAAGACTTGTAGATTCGCTATATACTATGATGGTATGTGGCAATACATATGTAAAAATTTTATGAAACCCGTGATTGTGTTAGGTAAAAATAAATCCATACTAAATGTACATAACCCTCAAGGTGTTCATTTTTATTCTCCAGACGATACAGATAATTGTCTTTGGAAATATTTAGATAGAATGCCAAAAAATTTAAATCACATGGATTTACGTGTGAAAAAATATAAAAATGTAATCATGGACTCGTTGAATGTTTAAAATTGATCGTGCAGTAATAGAGATTAACGGTGGTTGCAATTACTCATGTAGTATGTGTCCTCAAGACATGCGCACCGGAGGCAGACACAAAGATTTTTTAAAAAAAAT